CAAGATGCCTCAGCAGCAGCCGCAAACGAGTTGGAGGACCTGACCAACATCATCTCTGAGCTTCAGGCAGGCGTGCCAGTCACTGAAGAGCAGCTGAACAACTTGCATGACAGCCTGCAATCAGTTACCACGCAGTTGACTGCTGCAACGCAGGCAGCTGATGAGGCCGAGCCGCCGCATCCTCAGCAGAACTAGACGCGTCTAGGGACACAAAACGGCGCGCTACACAGGGGCAAACTTGTATCTCGTGAGGGACGACGACACATCAGTGAAACGCGACGTACGTGGCGTTTTTGCACGATTGCCAAGGCGTCAAATCGCCTAGTTCCTAGAAGAATTGATAGAGTCATAGGCGCTTACTATGACTCTATCAATTCGCCGTTTCTTAGGCCCATATCTGCGGTATAGCCCTCCGCAACTTGGGTCACAATAGATGCGATCTTCTCGACCTTTGGTAATGGGACTAAAACAATATAGGCAGTGCTTACTTTCAGGAAATCTCTTTTCTTGCTGTTGCTGGATTCTTATTCTCTTGATCTTTTCTCTGGCATTGTAACGTTCTCTATCTACTAACCAATGATGGGCCCATTTCCAACTCCGTCTGTACCGACTGTTTTTTAGGTACCATTCACCTCTTGCATGAGAAGTAGTGTGTCTATATTCCCAATGAAAATCTACTTCATCCTCATATGTCAAAGTTTCATAGAGTTGTAGTACTTTTATTTCGAATGGGTTAGACGATTGAATACCGCGCACACGCTTTTCTAGTGTGAATAAATCTTCACTGTACCCAACTTTGAAGTAATTGGTACCCACGCAATCAATCAAGTAGATCACAATTTACTCCAGTCATTGTATGACTTTGACAACAAGAATGACTATGACTACCCACAGCATGACTGAAACCAGTATCCAAGCAAGCCTAGTCATCTCGCTTGTCCGTGCCAGGCATGAGGCGCGGTCCATGCGCGCCTGGTTGTGAGAGGTCCAGGTGAATTAGATGAGTTTCCCCATTGCCCGTTCCAGAGTGCCCATTCTCCGAACGCTTGCCACTCAATCGTTATTAGTTGTTCGCCCTTGCCATCCACCTGGTCTGTAACATCTCGTTGTGGTGCAAAGTAGTTAGCATGACTGTCCCGGGCAACATAGATAGCTGGCCGTCCTTCAAGACCTAACTCGACACGCCAGAACTCTCGCTTCTCTCCTCCATCATGCTGGGAGCAAGTGACTAGTACAGGTTCGTCGCCTAGCTCGTCTTTGCAACCGATCTGTACCATCTCCCAGTCACCTTCATGTTCACCGAAGCCTGCGTACTTCTTTGGGTTATAGAAGTACCAAAACCAGAACTGATGCCAAACGAGTCCTCCACCATCGGCCACACGATGGTAACCAACCAATGGGCAGATTGGTTGGGTCATGTTAGCAGGAAAGTCTAAATGACCTCCGTCTGGCAAGTTGTTCAGGTCAATCGGTTCCCCGTTGATGCGTGCTCCACCAACTTTGGGTATCATTTCAACTGAGCTAGGATGCCACTCCTCGCGCGAGTCAAGTATCAACAGCGGTGTGATCATTTGTTCCCCCATTCGAGACAGGATCTATTCCCCTGTGCTCGCACCATGTTTCGAATTCCCGAATGCTCATGCCATATCTTACTAGCACTTCATCAAGTGCGCTTAGAGTTACACCCCTCCTGGTACCCCAACTGCTAATCTTCCTTTTGTGGTAATCCTCTATTGGGTACTTGTTGAGGTAGATTACTTGTCTGCCCTTCTTGAAATGCTCTACTATACGATTTTCATCTAGAAAATCGTGTACTGCCTTTGAATTGTAGTTGAGTTCCTTCTTTCTGCCCATCTTGACCTTACTGCTTTTGAATGGCGACGTATACTGTCTCGCGCTTGCGCTTACCAGGCAGTCTGGAACTTGTCTCGTTGATGAGGCCTCGCTCAAGCAACTTCTTTGTGGCAACATCGATCTGCGCCTTGGTGTAGTTGCTTTGCAAGATGTCCCGGACAATCTCAGTACGTGTGAGACCTGAGGCATGTTCGACAAGCGCAAGGTAAATCCTGTCAGCAACCTTATCGCCAGTGGATTGACCAAACAAATGAACCAGTGTCTCCTCGTTGTAGTCGATGAGTGACATTGCTGCATCAAGGTGGTGAACGTCGATTCGCTTCTTGAAGTCGAGTGCCGCGAAGATCATGGCAATTCGCCTGGCATAACTGCGCCGGCGTCCCATCGCTGTTTCGAGGTGCCCTGAGTACTTATCCTTAGACAATTCTTCATACAGCTCCTCCCAGTACTCAGCACCGTCACGAGTAAACCCAACTTCAAGCGGCTTCTTGCGCGTGTCGAACCGGTCAGCTAATACAGTGACGGCATCGATTATGTCTGTGGCAATAGGGTCGAGCGCTTCCTCAGGAATCTTGTGTCCAATCGGTTCAAGGTGAGTTCGCTTCGCCCATACCCAAATGAAGCGGTTGCCAAAACCGTTCATCAACCAGTCGTAGGACATTTGTTCCTGCACAACTACCATGGGCGCGTGCATCACTACTGAGATGCGCGCATCCTTGACGTGTCTACTTTGGATGGTGAGCTTACTGGCGAATCCGCGGTCCCACAGATCGATCAGTGTTTCCATGGTAGTGTTACCCTGTCGCTGCAACACTTTGATCAACCGGCCTAGTTCAGGTTCGAAGATCATGAGGCGCTTATCCGCATGACCAGCGTTGTAGGTATGCGCAACCTTCTTGCCCTGAATAGTGGAGGTTTCACCAGTCATTGTCGCATCGGCAATTGCTTCGATGAGCCCTTCACCTGATGCTAGGCCACTGGTGATCTTATCAACCCATCCTTCATCGACCAACTCCATGAGTTCCTCACAACGCGACTCGCTTTGACCCTTAGCACCTTCGCTGGTCGGGCCAACGACGAGCGTGTAGAGTAACGGTGGGTGCCAAGTCTTGCCAACGCTGAAGCCCAAGTATGGGCTCATCATGTTGCCAATCATCGTCAGTGAAGTTGCCAGGATAGCCATATGGTGAGCTTCACTGTACTTATTCGTCAACTTGATGAACTCACCCAGTATGCCGTATGGTGCATCCTTCGCCTTGGGCTCGATTGCCCTTTTACCACTGTTGATGCGCAACTTCATATCCAGGAAGTGCATTGCTTCCTGAGGGTACTTTGCTACGCTCTGAGCAATGAGTGGTACATCGTACTCGGCGAACGTCTTACCAGTCTTATTGTCAATGTCGTGGTAACCTTCAATCAGGCCATGTTCACCTAGGCCATCGATGATGGCATGAATGTGCTGCTCAGTTGCACCGTGCCGACGAAACAAGCCAGCCAGCTGAGTGCACTTGTCGTTGCGCTCACCCAGCATAATCGTGTCGGCGAACTGAATGCCCTCGTCGCTGTGAATGCGATCACCGAGTACTGAGAAGATCCACTTGTAGGGCAACGGTGCTAGTTCAAGTGGTGATCCCTGCACTACCTTATAGGTGCTGTCCGTGATTGAAGGCGGTACAACTACCTGTCCTGACTTCTTTAGTTCAAGCCCAGGACCGATCTTCTGTGGTAGCATGCTTCGGTCCAAGTCAGCTGGTACACGATAGTAGAAGTGTGAGCCTCCACCACCAGAGCGGACAGTGTACGTCGAAGGAAGGTCACCATGTTCCTCCTGTAGTTCCTGTAGTGTCTTGTCACCTCCGTTACGTGGGTCAATGTCCATGACAGCCAAACCGCTGAGTTGAAGCGCAATGCCAATGTTGTAATCCTTACCACCCCATTGGTCACGAATCTCATCAGCCTTGGTTGTGGCCCTACGTTGCCAGTTTTTGAAAACAGGCTTCTTTTCACCTTCACGCAGGCAGACAACGAACATCCGGTTAGCGGCATAGGCGAGTGCCGCGTCCCGCAGGTTTGTTCCTGGTTCAAGGAACGAAAGTAGTGCTGTTTTCTCTTCAATCACTTGAGTCCTGACCAGTTATTAGCCTCGTGAATTTCTGCCTTGAAGGGCACCAGTGTGTCAAGTGGAACGTTCTCCTGCATCTCGTAAAGCATAATTTTCTTTACTCTTCTTGCTACCTTCTTTTTGCACTCAACCATTACCGAATCGTGAATGGTTAGGATTACACGAGCAACTACTTCACCATACTGTTCATTCAGTAGAAGTAGTTGCTCGTATATTCGAATGAGCGCCGATAAGGTTATGTCTGAGGCGGTTGATTGGATGGGGGTGTTGACGGATTGTCTTTTGACCAGTCCATTATCGTTCCTGGGAATAAATGGGAACCTTCGTTTTCTGCCAAAGGGTGTCTCAACGAAGTGGCGAACGTGGGCCACTCGATGCTGCTCGTCGATCCATGACTTGAATCCTTTGTACTGGTCAAAGAAGTTCCTAAAGTACTGCTTCGCTTCCTCAAGCGTCCAACGAGTACCACCATATTCTCGTTCAATGTAATCCATCTCGGGACCAAGTGCAAGTGACTCAGCTCCTCTGCCGTACATTGCACCGAACACAGTGTTCTTTGCCAACCACCGTTGGTATGGCGTAACTTCCTCTTTCGGTTTATGGTAAAGCGCGCCTGCCACGTCCTGGTGGAGGTCTCGGTCTTCGAGGTAGACCTGCAACCAGTCGGGGTCCTTAGACAGGTGAGCCGCAACTCTGAGTTCCAGCTGTGAATAATCAGCTTCCAGGAGGAGCCACTCTTCGCTAGTAGCAATAAAGCACGCCCGTATGTCAATCTCAATGTGGGACACCTCCGGCACGTTCTGCAAGTTAGGGTTACGGGAACTCAGTCGTCCTGTTTCAGTACCGTTCAGCAGCAAGTCAGAGCGTATTCGACCATCGCTCGATAGGCGTTTGCTCAGGCCATCGACGTAAGTACCGATGGTCTTCTTCGCCGTACGGTACGCCATCACGTCACCCATGAACGGGGAATACTGCGGGAACTTGTCACGTAGGATTCGCATGACTGGGGTAGATGTAGGACCCTCTTGCAACCTGCCGCGTCGTGGCGTCTTGGTTGGTGGCAACTTGAGGTGGTCATACATCAGTACTTTCATCTGCTTAGATGAATTGGGATTGAAATTTTCCCAACCCTCGAAACCAAAGTCATGCACGTGTTCTCGAATCTTCAACAGCATGCCTTCTTCGCGTTCACCCAGTTGAGCCTTGAGTCGTTGCAACTCATCGACATCTAGGCGAATGCCAACTGTCTCAACGTCTGCCAATGCGATAGTACCAGGTATGAGCAGCTTGTTGTAAACGTCGAGCAGACCTTCTGATTCTTCAGCAACTTCATCATAAAGGATGGGATAGGCCCGGTCAGTGTAGTAGACGTCAGCCGCACAGTACTTGTACATCTCTCTGCGCATCTTGGCACGAACCTTACGGTCAGTCTCCTTAGCGTATGCCTTCAACCACTTGCCCATCTCGATGTTATAGTCAGGCGCGTCGAAACGGTACCGGGCGATAGCATCGAGATTGTGCGCCTCTGCTCTACCGATTGGGCGCTCATCGAGGAGGTAGTTGAGCAGCATGGTATCTTCAACTGACCATGGCTCGTATGGCAGATCGTTTCCCTCAAGGCCACGCTTCATCCACTTGAGATCGAACTTCGCATTGTGAAATACTGTGGCCTGGTCGTGGGACAACTGTTTGCCAACTAACTTCCACGTGTTCCGATCATTCAGTATTTTCTCGGTAAGCACGAACGCTGTACCAAGGTACGGGTCATCCTCATCTACCCAGCTATAACCAAGTGCGAGCCAGTTGCTGTCGATGACTGACAAGCCTGTTGTCTCAAAGTCAGCTGAGACATGCTGTGCATCCTCAAGCATCCAAGCGAACAACTCACGTACTTCACTAATCGTCTTGGGAATGTGAACTTCGATTGCTGGATACCTGTCAGGGCCTTTGGTTGTGAAGAACTTACGGATGTCCCGGTCGAAGTCGCGGAACAACCCTGCGCTGCGCGATGACGTAGCATCAGCGAGTACAACAACTGGTGCATACGTCATGAGTACTTTCATTCCATAGGCGTGCTTCCATCGTCCGTGCTGCTTAGAGGTTCGTGCAACCTTCGGTAGTGATAGCAATTGAGAGTAGCCGATCGGACCAAGGCAAAGTACTTTTCGAACTCCGACTGAACGTAACTCCTCGACCAGTCTTGGACGGCACTGTTCCATGGCGGGACGTATGATTGTTTCTCGCTTGACTGCGCCAGGACGACAATTGAGAGCTGACGTAATATAGACATCGTCCGTTCCAAGTCCGAGTGGCTTGAGTATTGCTTTGATAAGTCGACCGGTGTCACCTTCACCGAGTCGTCCCTTATTTGCTTCAAGCCTGGTTGGATAGTCAATAACAATCGCATGTTCATACTTTCGACCGGTTGGGCGTTGACAGGCGGACTTCTCCTTGTTAGGGCATTGCGCGCAGATGCTGCGGAAGTTAGTGAGTGGTGCTGTGATTGCCACTAGAACTTGAAGTATTCCTTGAGGAAGTCGATATTGCCGTGTGCAAGTATCAGTTGAGCCTCATTGAACTGTAAGTCTAAGTACTCAGGAGGTCGCTTCGGTAACATGGTACCGTTGTTAGTCATCACATGATTAGCAGCAGCGCACACGAACGGTAGTGCTGTGTCTAGTGACCTGATGTATGGATGTTCGACAACTACCTTACGTGTACGGTTGAGCTCCTTGGGCAAGCCTAGGCAATGCACTTGTAGGTGAAACTCACGTACAAGTTCACGTACTACTTCACGGAACAGCATCAACCAGCCGCCGTGCAACTTGTCCATGTTCTTCGATACACCTAGCGTGATGTAGCCGCGTAGGTAAGGCACACCGTAGTTCCATGCACTTACCATGTCCGCTGCATGGTCTGCATAGTCGTCGATCTGTTCGAACTCAGGATCAACTTGTGGCACAATCATGATGCGCGGCTTACCGGCGTGCATCCATGCTGCTTGTCCCACATGTGAATCCAACCAGGCGATTGCCTCAAGCGACTTGCCGTATGTCTCATGGCGATTCATGATGGTGTCAGGGGCAACGATCTCCTGACATTGCATGTAGTTGCTTATCGCCATAAGCATTGGCATTGACACCACTGATGAACCCTTTTCGAACGCTGAGTTGTCGAGGATCAGGTAATCGCCCAGCATTCTGCGTTGACGGTAGTACTCAATGTACTTCGGGTTACGGCAAAGGTGCGCCAGTAGCATGCACGAGCCACTGGTTGCGAAGTCATGCAGATGTGGAACTGGTGGTATCAGCGCTAGTTCGGTCATCGATTCTCATTATCTCTCGGTCAAGGTACCAGCGTGCCTTTTTGAGGTCATCGAGGAGTGGGGCACTGTCCTTCTTGCCTGCCCTGGCAATGTACTTGACACAATTGCCAAGGCAGAATCCAAGGTCCCATGCCTCGATGACTTTGATGGCCTCATAGGTGGCGTCCTTGCCACCATAGTAGGCCGGATGGTTGATGTGGGCGTCAGGTGCCGACAACAGTTTGAAACTCGTCCCAGCCGTTTGCGCGAGTGACACACGCAGGGCATTCTCCACATCCTGCTCCCCAATCGTGCCATTCCCGTGACCCACGGTAACAAGTGTGTGTTTCACGAACGACGAGATCGAGGTAACCCAGCTCATCTGCAATCTGGAAGGTTTCGGCCTTTGACTTGAGGGTAAGCGGGGTGATGATGGTAACTCTGATTTCGTCAAGTGCATTGATCAGCGCTTCCTCCATCGACGAGTAGAATTCAGGGCGACAATCAGGGTAACCTTCATAGTCAGCAAGGCACCCACCTGTCATCAGATTGTAGCAGTCGAACATGGCACCCCATGCGGCTGCCACAGCGAGGAACAACACGTTGCGACCGGGTATAACAGTTGATGGCAAGCCATGCGCTTCTGCGTACTTGTTACCTGAACCAGTTGCATCGGTGCTGATACCGATGTTCGCATTGGTCAATGCCCCACCCCCCAGATCGTTGAGCACTCCCAAGTGGAACACGCGACGCCGTTCTGAAACGCCTAGCAGGTTGCAAATGCGCTCCGCCTGGTCGAGCTCAACGACATGGGTTTGGTGGTAGAAAAAGCCGACAGGGTACACGTTCTCCTTGCCGAACTGGTCAATAGCCAGCAACAGGCAGGTGGTCGAGTCCTGCCCGCCGGAATGAAGAACAACGCACTTTTCCATTTTGCTATCTCCGCAGATGTTGAGGGTTGTTACTACTTGCCTGGTGTGCCGAGTGAGTACCACCCAGCGTTGCGCTTGCCCTTCTCTGCACCGGCCCATCCAGCGTTCTCAGCGGTTTGCCAAGTGTGGAATACTTCGCCATCCTTCGCCTCGACGAACACTTCAATGGCACCGTTCTTCTTGACTACTGCGTTCAACATGCTGAAATCAGTTCCTTTAGGTAGTGGTGTCGGTGGCACTCCCAGACCAGCGGGCCCAGGATCAGCTCCTGTCCAGCTGCCTTCCCTCCACTTGATGTGCCACCATTCACTGGGCGCGTCTGACCACTTCTTTGCCCAGCCATACTTCTCTCCGATGCGATCAATCATCGAGCGCATTTCCTGAGAAGCCACGTCAACTGCAAGGCCCCAC